AAACTGGGCCTAAAAGAGGCCCGTATGGTAGGTGCAGGATGAGGGAGGAGGTAGGGAGGAGGTAGGTGCTATGGGGATGATATGGTGTGATTATCACCCCCATTCCCGCATCGGCTACGGAGTATATCGTCGGGCATGACGCAGGGTAATGGGGCATCGCGCCCCATTGCCGTGCGGCATTCGGCTGCACACAACGGAGGCTCAAATGGCTAAAATGATCGAACCCGTTATTAACCTGACGGAACGCACGGTTACCTTTAACATCGCCGACGGCGGTGAGCCGCTCATGTTCAATATGAACAAGGCGCATCCCGACATGATAGCGCGAGCGGCGCTGGTCGGCTTCGCGCAGGTTCGCATCGTCGACGCGGCTGCCGTGGAACGGCAGGACGATGATGGCAACGTCCGGCCCGAGGCGGAAATGTTGCGCCTCAAGCGCGAGCGCATGGCGGCCCTGATCGAGCACATCGAATCCGGCACGGCGGAATGGGGTAGGAAGGCCTCCGGCAACGGCGGCGGAAAGAGCCTGACCATCGAGGCCATCGCCCGCGTGAAGGGCATCAGCTACGACGAGGCGAAGGCGATGGTGGCGCGCCATGCCGAGGCCAAATACGACGGCGACACGCGCAAGGCGCTCGCGGCCCTGCGCGGCGGCCAGCAGGTTCAAACCGCGATGGAGGCCATCCGCAAATCCCGGCAATCCGCGCCGAAGCTCGATGCGGATGCCGAGCTGGCCAACCTGGCCTAACCCGGCAGGGCATTTCGGGCCGCGTGACAGGCGGCCTCATAATGCCAATCCCGGCAGATAAGGAGGCTCGAATGTATACCGCACGCTACATCCCCGAACCGTTCTACCCCGGCGGCTACTGGCTCGTCTGCAAAGACGGGAATGAAATCGACCGGATCAGGGAATGGGTGGACGTAATCCGCCGCTACCCGTCCTGCGAACAACGCTAAGGAGGCTCAATCATGCATCTCCTCCGTGAAATCCTCGCAGCGGAACAACTGGCGGCTTGCTTCGGCGCGAAGTCGGCGGCGGCTTATCTGCGGGTAAAAGGCTGGAGCCTGCAGAGTGCCCTTCGAGTTTGCAGGAAGGGGAAATAGACGGCGGGAATGGGGGTGATAATCACACCATATCATCCCCATAGCACCTACCTCCTCCCTACCTCCTCCCTCATCCTGCACCTACCATACGGGCCTCTTTTAGGCCCAGTTTCGGGGAAACGGACGTTTGTTTTATAGTTATTTATTTTTTTTTACTTTAAGAAATAAATCCCTAAGAGTCCCCAGGTTCCCGCAAAAGGGAAGCCCGTATGGTAGCAGGAGGAGGATGAGGTAGGGAGGATGATGGTGATATGATGGTGTGAGATCCCTGTTTGACTGCAATCCCCCCGGATGGTATAATCCGGGTTTGATAGCTGAAGGAGAGGGTTATGGGGATAAGGGAAATGAAGAATACAGCCGCCGCGAAGATAACTCCGGGGCAGGTTATGGAGGTTCGGGAAAGGTATGCCGCCGGCGCGACGCAGGGCGCGCTTGCCCGCGAGTTTCAGATGAGTGTAGGGCAGATTGGACGGATTGTTCGCGGGGAAAGCTGGAGTCGCTTGCCTCAGCGCATGGCGACGGAGGAAGAGCTGCGGCTTAGCGCGCAGCGACTGATGGAGCTGCAGGAAAGGGTTAACGCGGGCTTGGAAGGGCCGCTGGAAACCCCCAAGCCGCTCATGCCAGAAATGCCGCTCAGCGAGGCGGTGAAGGAAAAACTGAGAAGCTTCGGGATGGAGCGGTTGGCAGGGAAAGCCGCCGATCCGGCTCCCCGCACAATCCCGCCTGATCCCCTTTCCGGTGGGGAAGGAGGGGAAGGGAATTCCCCCGAATCCGCGCTGGAGAGAATGGAACGGGCGATGCAGGAACAGTCGCCGGATAAACTACTGGAAGAGCTGAAAGGAGAAGGGAAATGAGTGAAGCGGAGCAGGTACCGGAGGGGTGGGAAGCAGGGGCCTGGTCGGCTGTCCCGATCGAGCTAAGGCAAGTCGCCAAGCGGCACGGACCGGCAATCTATTCACTGGTCATGCAAGCAGGCATGTGCGGCTATGCCGGCGGCATCATCGGCCAGCGACTCCGCAACGATCGCCGGGGGATGGAAGCCCTTTCGCGCCTTGTGGGAGTGATGAACGGGCTGATGGAGCAGCTGCTTGCCGCCATGCCTGAGCAGGGCAAGCAAAGCTTCCTCGACTGCAGAAAGGAAATCAACATCATCGCGCAGTTGCATGATGCAACACTGGAAACCGCTCCTGGGCATAATAGCCGCAGCAAGGGCGGCATTATCCTCAACGGGTAAGGCTTACTCGACAATCCCCGATCCCTGTTTGACATTCGGCGGGGATTCGGGCATACTGTCAACAATCCCCGGCAATTCCGCCGGGATAACTGGAGGCTCAAATGGAAAACCCCGTAACTAAAGCGGTGCAAAGCGACAAGGCGCGACTTTGCGGAGAAATTGGCAAAGCGGCTACCCACGCAAACGAAGCGCTGCTGCAATACCAGCAAGGCCTGATCTCCGCGAGCGAGCTGTTCTGGGCACTGGAGGCGGCGACAATAAACGGACGAGCCGCCCTGATCCGCCTGGGCGACTACGCGCAGCAGGGGCGCTAGTCATGCAAACATTCCTTCCCTATCCTGACTTCCGCCGAACCGCTGCCGTGCTCGACCGGCAGCGACTCGGCAAGCAGCGGGTCGAAGCCAAGCAGATCCTGCAGTGCCTTCGCGGCGAGGGCAGTCTCCGCTGGGCCAATCACCCGGCAGTTAAGATGTGGCGCGGGCACGAAGGCTGCCTTGCCGCCTACGGCTACATCATCTGCGCGGAGTGGATCAATCGCGGCTATCGGGATAGCCTGCAGGGCTTCTTCGGCTACCGCATGACCGATCCGCTCAACCCGCCGCTCTGGCTGGGCGACCCTGTCTTCCACATCAGCCATCAGAGCAATCTGATCAGGAAGCTGCCCGCGCACTACGCCCCGATCTTCCTGACCAGCTCCGGCGCATCTGTTTCCGCCGAGCTGCCCTACGTCTGGCCGGTCGCATGAGCACAGAGCTGATCTACCTGTTGGCGACTGTCTATTGTGGCATGGTGCTGTTCTTCTGGTGGGAGGACTAAGTGAAAATCCCCTTCGATATCCTGCAAGACGCCCTGCAACGGGCTGAAACAGGCCTGGACAATCCGGGCTTCTGCCTTTCCTGCGGGGAAGAGAACGATAACTGCGAACCCGATGCGCGCAACTATACCTGCGAGTACTGCGGTAAGCCGCGCGTGTTCGGCGCGGCAGAGATCCTGATGCTCGGAGCATACGAATAATGCCCCTCTACCGCGCAATCTACCAGCACCCGGATCGCCGCCCGAGCGGGGTGACCTTCACCGCCGACTCCGCCAGCGCGGCTACCCTCTGGGCCGAGCGGATCTGCCAGCCGGGCAGCCGCCTGCTCACCGTCCTTCCCGCACAGCGCAAAATGGGCAGCGTCTCCGCCCTACTCGCCGAGTGGGAGCGGCAGTTACCATTAACCGCCTAATCCCTATTTGACAACGAGCCGGGAATCGGTTATTATCCTTTCCGCATTTCGGGGGAATCCGTGGGCAGCCCCCCTCTCCAAAGAGCCCACAGACAATCAGGAGTAATGAAGATGAGCGAAACGCAAGCAGCTGCCACCCCCAAGAAGGCCAAGGCCGAGGTCACCTCCGTGCAGATGGAGGACGGCCGCACCGTCGGCTTCGCCGGCAAGCGCAAGGTGCTGAAGGAGACGCTGATCGACGAGAGCAAGCTGGTCCTCGACGGCGACAACCTGATCATCGGCGCGGGCGCGGTGCAGATCCGTATGGACTTCCGCAACGGAAAGACGCGGACCTTCGCGCCGCCGCTCAGCCTCTTCGCCCGCTTCGCCGGTCACGGCGGGGAGCAGAAGTACGGCGACGAGCTGGCTGCGCCGGCGGACAAGCCCCTGTCGGAAGACGACATGGTACTGGCCGTCGAGGATCTGGACGCTCAGATCCAGCGCGGCGAATGGTCGGCGACGCGGGAAGGCGGCGGTGGCGGGGTCTCCGGTGCCAGCATCGTGGTCCGCGCGATCATGGAAGCCTCCGGCAAGGACGAGGCCTACGTCAAGGCGTTCCTGCAGAAGAAGCTGGACGACGCCAAGGCGCGCGGGGAGAAGCTCTCCCGGAAGGAGCTGTACGATTCCTTCCGCAACCCGAACTCGAAGGTGGGGCAAATCGTCGAGCGGCTGGAGAAAGAGCGCCTCGCCAAGGAAGTGAAGGTGGACGCCGACGCCGAGCTGGCGGCGATGCAGTAGGGCACAAGCAGCCCTTTTCAAGCCCCTCACAAGGGGGCTTTTTAAAGGATTGCTTCAGCATCCCCGAGGCCGGCGGCACCGGCAAGTCAGGTAGGAATTGAGCCTCCGGCCTGGCGGTGGCAACCCAGGGGGGTACGGCCCCCTGGGGAGTCATTCTAATGAGGCTGAAGGGATGCGGGGATTGGATCATCCCTGTTTGACATGGATATAATAAACGGTTATTATGGGGGCGTAATAACCGTCCCATTAACGGAGGCTCAAATGACGCACCGACTCACCCTCAAAGCGCCGCATCGGCATTGGCGGCAAGACGAAAACGGCTTGTGGTACAGTGAGCCGTGGACGAAACAAACGATGGCCGAGTGTCAGCAAGGCGGCGGGTGGTTCTCGCGATTCCCTGCCGACCACGATATCCGCAAGGAAGCGGAACCGAAATAATCGAATCACCCACGGAGGCTCACAATGAATCACCCTGACAGCAGCAATCCCTCCGGCCCGACAGAGGCCGAGCTGGACGAAATCGAAGCGGACCGCCTTGCCGAGCTGGAAGGCGACGACCTGACCGAAGAGGAGGCGGAGCAGACAAGCCGCCCGCTTCTCGCCGCCGAAGACCCGCTGGAGGATCTCTTCCTCGAAGCGCAAACCGCCGGCAAAGCTCCCCCGAAGATCCGCCGCGAGGCCGACCCGGCCAGCAAGCACTCTCTCGACGCGGCCGCCAAGCGCATGAAGGATCTCTACTCCCTCCCGGAGAACTGGGAGCGCACCCGCGGCATCGTCCTCCTCGACCGGAAGACCAGCACCCTGATTGGCAACTTCTCCGAATACCTCCACAAGTCCATCCCCGGCACGAGGAAACTCGTCCGCGAACACTCCCCCATACCCATCGACGCGACGGAGTACTGCGACGGGTATCTCGGGTCGGAGATGGACTTCCGCCTCGGGCGGCAGAGCTGGGACTTAACCCGCCACGCGGAATGCCATCTGCTGCTCAGCGAACTCATGGTCGAAGCGCCGGCTGTCCCGGTGGTCGTCCATGCCCGCCTTGGTGCGATCATCCGGGTGGATCTGCAGCAGGACACCCAGTTCGCCTCTTCCGCCGGCAACACGCTGCTTCAGCTTCCTGCCGGCACCAACGTCTACCCTGCCCTGGGGCAGGACAGCCGCCTGTCCATCCGCAAAGCGATCGGCATCTGACATGACCCGCCTGTTCCGCGTTCGCCGCTTCGGCTCCGCCGAGTGGACTTACATCTCCATCTGCGAGGAAGGGGAAGGAGAGGATTCCGATATCCCCTCCATCATTTCCTCCATCATCGGCTCAGCGCTGAGCACCAGCACCCTCTGCGTTCAGGTCTGGGATGCCGACTCCCGCGAATGGGAGGATCTGGAATGACCAGGCTGATTGACCTGACTAATAAGGATCTTGTCCGCTTGCTCAACAACGATCCGAGAAGCTGGGAGGCGGTTGAGGAATACTTCCAGAAGGGCGGCGGGGAATGCGCTGGCTGCCGGTATAATCAGCAGCTTTCGCAATCCCACGGGCCTGGTCTCGTTGAGCACTTCTCCGAGTGTGATATCATCCTCGGCGGCAAGGCGCAGCTGGAACCCTGCGATTGCCCTGCGTTCGCGGAAGGGAAGATCCAGCTGCCGGAAGATGGAGAGCCGGTATGACCATGCCCAAGCGCTGCCCGTTCTGCCAGTCGCGGGGGAAGTGTACCGACACACGCGCTACCCCCAAGCACGTTCGTCGGCGGTATCAGTGCACCGCCGACGACGCGCATCGCTGGACAACCCTGGAGATCGCGGTCGAAAAGGCCCCGCGATACTCGGTGAAACAGGAGGGAAAATGAGCAAAGACACCGGAGGACCGGCGTTTCCGTGCTGGAAGGATGAAGGCGGCACGCGGGATGGATTACGACCCGATTTGCTGGATGCCTCTCCCCACCCCGCCGGAGGAAAAGCCGTGAAGGAACGCGGATTTCGGATATACGACCACGAGGTGCGGGCGATCCTCGCGGGCACGAAGACGCAGACGCGCAGGGTGGTGAAGGATCAGCCTTTGCCCGGCGAGCCGACCGGATTCCTGCATATAAGCTGCCCCTACGGCCAGCCCGGCGACAGGCTGTGGGTGCGGGAGACGTTCATCAACGGTTTTGGAGTGGGCGGGTGTATCGATGGCGACGTGAACAGGCCTATCAACACCATCTACCGGGCCGACGATGGCCCGAATGAGCGCACCGCAGGCCCGTGGAAGCCGTCCATCCACATGCCCCGCTGGGCCTCGCGCATCACGCTGGAGATTACCGGCGTGCGGGTGGAGCGGCTGAACGAGATCAGCGCCGACGATTGCATGGCCGAAGGCATCAGCCTTCACGCCGATCATCGCAACAAGCCGGAAGGATCTATGTACAGCCCGAAGGCAACCTATCTAGACCTTTGGGAATCCCTCAACGGCCCCGGCTCCTGGTCTGCGAATCCTTGGGTGTGGGTGATCGAATTCAGGAGGCTGCCGTGACCTCCGAGAAGCTGAGAGATTTGGAGGCGCTGCGGGATGCTGCCGATTCGGAACTTGCTGGCGAGCGTTCGGAGTCGATCTTCACCGCTCGCCTTGAGTACGCCACCGCCCTCCACAACGCCGCGCCAGAGCTGATCGCGGCAGCGCGCAGGCTGGAGGCGCTGGAGGAGGCGATGCGGCAGCTTGAGCCGACCATTTACCAGATCGAGTCCGTGCGTGACCGCGCCGACCAGATCCTGAAGGAGCGCAGCAAATGAGCAAGTGGATTCCGGTTTCGAGCATCAAGCCGCCCTGCAAACGCGACCCCGACGCGCTCGGCACCCCTGTTCTGATCTGGCCGCGCAATGGGGGGCTTCCCGCGCAGTACGGTTGCGATGGGTTCGCGTACTACGGGCGACGGGCTACGGGCCGTCCTGACTTCTACATTCATGGCGTTCCGTTGCCGAAGGTGACGCACTGGATGCCGCGGCCCAAAGGACCGCGGAAGGATCGCAGCAAATGACGAACGACGCGAAGTGCCGCGCCGAGCAGCGCCATCAGTGGGACGCTGACGGCGAGCGATGCGTGAAGTGTGGCGACAAGGACTGGATGGCAGGTCCGGTTTGCCACGGCAGAATTGAATCCCCCGCCGAGCAGGTGCTACCGGCCAATGTGGAGAACACATCGGGCGCTCCGGTCGAAGGTAGCCAGACACCTGCTCCGGCGGCGGGACCGAGTGCAGTGGAGGAGGCCAAGAAGATGGCTACGGATTGGTGCAATCATTATCCGATCCTCCGCGTATCTAACTTCGTGGAGCAGCACATCCGCCACGCCGAAGAACTCGACCGCCTCCGCGCGGAGAACGAGAGGCTGAAGGCTGAGGTAGCCGTTCTGCGTTCGTGCAAAGAGGAGCAGGACGCTGGAAATGGCCCTTGCGGGGTCTGTGTGGTATGCCTCCGCGAGCGAGCCGAACGCGCCGAGGCCGCGCTGCGCGGGGGCGTGGTGGTGCCGGAGGAGCCGACAGAGGAAATGCTCGACGCACCGCGCCAGATCATCCTCTACTCGGAAACTCCCGGACGTTCGATGCAGGGTCTGCGCGAGCACCTTGATCTTGCTGGCGTGGAATACGGCAAGTTCTTCCCCGAGTGGGGAATGCAAGCAACCGGGCATCTGACCAAGGGCGGAATTGCTGCGCTCGTGTGGGCAGCCATGCTCGCCGCCGCGAAGGAGCGGCGCAATGGCTGAGACACCGAGGACGGATGCCTGCCCTCGCTGCAAAGGTACGGGGAAGATTCTGGTGGGAATGTTCTCCGAGCCTGGCAAGCAACGTGAGGCCACCTGCAACGTATGCAACGGAACGAAGGTGCTGCGTGACCTAGAGGCCGAAATCGCCGAACTCGCGGCGAAGCTCGCTCGGGCGCAAACCGTCGTCCGATGGGCTGATATCTACCTAGACGCAAACAGCCGTCAAATGTTCGCCCAAGCCGTCCGCGAAGCGAAGGAGGCAGCATGACCGACCTAGAAATGACGAGGCTTTGCGCGGAGGCGATGGGGTTTGAACCATACGCAGACCAGCCCCCATATAACTACGACCCCCTCTACGACGACGCGCAGGCTATGGCGCTGGTGAAGAAGTTTGGGGTGGCTCTGTATCAAGGCGAAACAGGCTGTTGGTACGCCGATCTTCCTGGTTTTGCTATGCGAGTAAGAAGCCTTGACCTCAACCGCGCTATCGTCGAGTGCGTTGCCAAGATGCAGGAGTCCAAGCACTAATGCCCCGTCCTTTCTCCCTCGACCGACCCACCCGGCTGGAGCTAAAGCTCCCCACTTCCATCCGCGCGCGGGTTGATCTGCACCTCCATTCCGACCTGGAAGGCCGCGTCCCGGCGGGCGCCTACCAATCCTTCTTCATCGAGCGCATTAAGGAATTCTTCGAATGGGGGCAGCTCGACCTGGAGCCCTACGGCTTTCCCGCTGGCACGCTCCTCCGCGCGCCCAAGTCTGTCCTGCTGGAACTTCAAAGGAGACTCTCCGCATGACCCCGGAACTGCAAAGCAAGATCACCATGTGGCGGGCGAAAGCCGCCGACGGCACGATCACCCTGGAAGAGATGAAGGAGGCGGTCGCCGCCCTTCGGGAAGGCCGCCGAACCGCCGCGGTCTCCCCCGAACGGGCGCGCACGGCGAAGGCCAAAGCCGCCATCCCGAACGCTGATGATATGCTGGCGGAGCTGGGGATCTAATGCGCCCCTCCTTCCCGGAAGTGCTCGACAGCACCATCATCGCGGCGTTTCGCAGCTGCCCCCAGAAAGCCCAACTGGAATTCTTCCAGCACTGGAAGTTCCGCGATCCCTCTGTCCACCTTCACGCCGGCGCAGCCTATGCCAGAGGGTTAGAGGTTGGGCGGGAAGCCTTCTACGTCCACGGCAAATCCGCCAGCGACGCGATCGCCCTCGGCGTCGGCGCACTGCTTGCCGCCTACGGTAACTTCGAGTGCCCGGAGGACTCCCCCAAGTCAGCCACCCGAATGGCCGGCGCGCTGGAGTTCTACTTCGACCGTTACCCTTTGGGAGTGGATGATGCAATCCCCATCACCCTCCCTTCTGGCAAGCGCGGCATCGAGTTCGGCTTCTGCGAACCGCTGGAGATCGACCACCCGGAAACCGGCGCTCCCCTTCTCTACTCCGGCCGCATGGATATGATTGTGGAGAAGGAAGGAATGCGCCTCGGCGAAGACGACAAGACCGCCTCGCAGCTTGGCGCTAGCTGGTCCCGGCAATGGGACCTCCGCAGCCAGTTCACCGGTTATTGCTGGGGCGCGGAGCGGGCGGGCATCCCCCTGCAAGGCTTCCTCGTCCGCGGGGTCAGCATTCTTAAGACCAAGTACGACACGCTGGAGGCTATCACCTACCGCCCGAAGTGGATGATTGATCGGTGGTATGAGCAGCTCCACCGAGATATCCACCGGATGATTCAGCAGTGGGAGCGCGGCGAGTGGGACTTCAACCTCGACCATGCTTGCGCGGAGTACGGCGGCTGCCCCTTCCGCCAGGTCTGCCTCATGTCTGACCCGCAGCGGCTGCTGGAGACGCAATTCCAGCGGCGGCGCTGGGACCCTGTAACCCGAACGGAGACACTGCTATGAGCAGGTTGCTGAGGAAAGCCGTAGAGATGAGCATCCACGGCGGGGATAAGGTGACCCTGCAGCGCTCGCAAAGTGGCGACACCAACTGGCTGGATGTGATCGTCAGCGACGAGGCCGGCGAGACCATCTTCACCCTGACCGTCTGGTGCGCGGACAGCGCCGACGAGCCGAAGCTGGATATCGGAGGTTAATCATGGGCGTCCTGCAGAAGACCTACCGCCGGCATGTTCAGTTCGACCCCGCGAACCCGGCACACCGGGCGGCCTACTGGCGTCTCCGCACTTCCGGCAAGCAGGACGCCGACCTTCGCTTCATTCTAGAAGAAGGCTTCAGCTCTGTCCTCACCATGATGCAGGTGAAGCTAGCCGATCACATCAGCCGCCCGGCCGAGCTGCCTCTGCTTCGCCTCCATGCTCGGACCTAGCCGGTTAACCGAATACCTCTGGATCGCCGCGACTTGTCTGATAATCCTCCTCTGGCATCTAGTCCGTGGGTAGGTGCCGACGGCACTTTCCACGAGACCTACCGCTGCCTGTTCGTGGTGAAGGGAAAAGTGTTGGGTGAGTCCTCCTTCGATCCCGGCTTCGCCCCGGCAATCGGCTACCGCCGAAACGGAGCTGCGCTGTTCTGCCCATCCTGCGGAGATGTATGGGGGCGGCTGGTTATGATTAACTCCGCCGGCTGCCAGATGCCGCTGGAGGTAGAGACAGTTAGCTGCGAATCCCATCCTGACCAATGGGCGACCGCCGGCTCATTCCTTAACCACCCGCTGGAGGGCTTGCTCCCCTACCTCCCGCCGGCTGTCTTGCGCAGGGAGTTCGATCTTTACATGAGGAAAGTAAAATGACTGAGACAATCAAAGCCCTATCCGGCCCGAAGGAATTGCTCATGGGCCCTTCGGGGACCGGCAAGACTTACTCCCTCGGCACGATTGTAGACTGGGCGGCCGCCAACCAGAAGCAGGTCTTCGCCCTCTTCACCGAGAACGGGCTGGAAACCCTGCTCGGCTTCTGGCGTGACCGCGGGCTGGAAGTCCCCGAGTGCCTCCATTGGCACCAGGCACTGACCCGTCCTCTCCCCCTCAAGTCCCTCATAACCGCCGCCGATTCCGTCGGGAAGATGAGCTACGAAGCTGTCACCAAGATGATCGACCCGAATCGTGGCGGAGAGAACAATGCCTTCTGGAAGATCCTCTCCGCTTGCGCCGACTTCCCCGACGACCGGACTGGGAAGAAATTCGGAGCGGTGGATAGCTGGGGGCTGGACCGGATCTTCATCATCGACTCGCTGACGGAGCTGAGCAACGCCGCGATGAAGATGCAGATCGGGAATAAGCCGACGGCGGCCCCTCCCGACTACGGCGTGGCGCAGAACATGCTGATGAACTTCCTCCGCCTCTGTACCCAAGGCAGCGCCTGCACTTTCGTCCTTACCGCCCACGTGGACAGGGAGACCGACGCCGTTACCCAGTCCACTAAGATCATGGTGAAGGCGATCGGCAAGGCCCTCGCCGGCGAGATCCCCCCGCTTTTCTCCGATGTGATCTATACCCAACGGGAAGGGGATAAGTTCTATTGGGACACCGCTGCCTACGGCGTCGATACGAAAACCCGCAGCCTGGGCTATAGGAGTAAGATCGACCCGAGCTTCGCGCAGATCATGGATCTGTGGGTGAAGAGGGGTGGGAAGTAGCCGTCTGTTAACCCCGCATAATCGCCGTCTAATTCAATCCCTATTCAGGGGTACGCCGCATCCCCTGTCTTAACCCTTGCGGCATAACCTGGAGTTTCCGAAAATGAGTCAATTCGATCCGAACCTGTTCCTCGACGCACAGCAGACCGAGGTGAATGAAAAGCGTCCGCCGCTCCCCACGGAGAACCCGACCGATCAGTCGGGCCTCTACATCGCCCAGATCGGGGAGGTGAAAACTGCCTCGGGCACGGTGGAGAAGGGCGACCGCGCCGGCCGTCCCTGGCTGTCGATGCTCGTCCCGCTGAAGATCGACGTGCCGCAGCAGCTCCGCGACAGCCTCAAGCTGCCCTCGCAGATCACCCTGACCGACCGGGTCTTCATCGACCTGACCGATCAGAACACGATCGACAACGCTCCGGGGCGCAACCGGCGGCAGAAGGAATACCGCGACGCTCTGGGCATGAACGTCGCCGGGGAAGTGTTCAGCTGGCGGCAGGTGCAGAACCGCGTGGTGAAGGTCAAGATCAACCACGAGATGTACGAAGGGCAGCTGCAGGAGCGTCTCGGCGCGCTGCTCCCGGCCTGATCGCGCAATTCCTTCGGCCCCTTCGGGGGCCTTTTACTCAGCGTTCACTCCGAGTGCTGAGCAAAAGGAGAAGAGAATGCAACCCGGCTTTGTCTACCTAGCCAGTCCCTACAGCCACATCGACCCTTTCGTGCGGGAGCAGCGATACTTGGCTGCCATGCGCGCGATGGCGATGCTGCTCCGTAACGGGGAAGCCGTCTATTCCCCCATCGTCCACTGTCACGAGCTGGCCAAAACCGCTGGCCTTCCCACCGACGCAGCCTTTTGGCGGAATTATAACTTCACCATGCTCTCCTCTTCAACCGCCCTTTACATGCTCCTCCTGCCCGGCTGGGAACTCTCCGTCGGGTGTAAAGAGGAGTGCGTTGAAGCCGAGCGTCTCGGTTTACCTGTAGTCCAACTCAAGTCAAAGGAGTACTACGATGCCTAAGAAAGAATCCGTCGCGCAGGAAGCCCAACGTCTGGTCAACGGTGTCCGTGACCAGCAGTACGGTCTGCCCCATTTGAACTGGGGCGACACGGTGGAGATGATGAACGCGTACCTCCACGGCCGGGGTCTGCTCCCCCGCGACAAGTCCCTCGACGCGCAGGACGGCGCGATGCTAATGGTCTGCGTGAAGCTCTCCCGCCAGGCCAACAAGCGTCAGCGGGATAACCTGGTGGATATCGCCGGCTATGCGCTGGTAACTGAGCGCATCGAGCAGGAGTGCTGATGAAACTCGCCAAGCTTTCCAACATCTTCATTCGCCCGGACAGGCAGAGGAAGGAGTTCGACCTCGCCGCCTTGGCGGAGCTATCCGAGTCCATCCGCGAGCGCGGGCTGATGCACCCGATCGTCCTCCGGCAGCCGCGCGGGGACGAGCCGCAGGATCGGATGGTGCTGGTGGCCGGCGAGCGCCGGATGCGCGCTGTTCAGGACCTTGCTGATCTCGGCCAGTCCTTCTCCTGCGACCTCGGCAACGTCGAGCCGGGGATGATCCCTTACCTTTCCCTAGGAGAACTCGATGAACTTTCCGCTGAGGAAGCTGAGTGGGAAGAGAACAACGCTCGGGCTGACCTCACCTGGCAGGAGAAGGCGTCCGCTACCGCTCGGCTCGCTTCTATTCGAAGTCGCCAGGCTGAAGCGCGAGGCGCCCCGATTCCAACCGTGGCGGCCATCGCTGAGGAGATTCGCGGATCAGCCGCCGGCGGCTACCAGGAAGCAACCCGGCGGGAACTCATCGTCGCTCGCCACCTGGCCGACCCGGAAGTCGCCAAGGCGAAAACCGTCGATGAAGCCTTTAAGCTTCTCAAGCGTAAGGAGGAAACCAGCAAGCGCGCGCAGCGGGCTATTGAGGTTGGCCGGACGTACTCTGCCGCCAGCGCCCATCGGGCATTGCATGGGAGTGCCCTTGACCTTCTCCCTACGCTGCCTGCTGAAGGCTTTGATGTAATCCTTACCGACCCTCCTTACGGCATCGACGCGGATCAGTTTGGCGACTCGGGTGGGAAGGCCGCCGGCGCTCACTTCTACTCGGACACCTATGAAAACTGGAAAACGCTCTCCCTCGCGCTTGCTGCGGAAGGCTTCCGAGTCGCCAAGCCTCAGGCTCATCTGTATTGCTTCTGCGATATTACCCGCTTTGAAGAGCTCAAAGCGATCCTCGCGGCCGCCGGCTGGGACTGCTTCCGCACCCCGCTTATCTGGCACAAGCCGAACGGCTCGCGGACGCCCTGGGTTGACGGCGGTCCCCAGCGACAGTACGAGCTTGTCCTCTACGCTCGCAAAGGTAAGCGTCCCGTTACAAGAATTTACAGCGACGTGGTCTCCTATCGGTCCGATGAAAACCTCGGGCACCCGGCGCAGAAGCCGGTCGCCCTACTCGTGGACCTCTTACGGCGTAGCTGTTCGGCTGGCGACTCCGTCCTCGACCCGTTCGCCGGCAGCGGCTCCATCTTCCCGGCGGCGCAAGAGTTAAAGCTCGCCGCGACCGGAATCGAACTAGACGCCGCCGCATACGGCCTCTGCACTTCCCGCATCGACTCGTTGAAAGGCTAGCCGCCATGATGACCCTAGACGAATACCAACAGCTTTCCGGCAGGACGGAGAAGCCGCTCGACCTTCCCGGTCGGCAGCACCACGGACTGATCGGGCTGATTGGAGAGATCGCCGAACTTCAAGCCGCCATGCACGCAGGGGACGTGAAGGAGATGCAGGAGGAAATAGGCGACTGCTATTGGTACCTCGCCCTGCTCGCTCGCGCAAATCAGTTCAACCTCTCCGAGGTCGGCTACGCACCCACACTGAACGAACCTGATGAAGCCTATCTGCAGGGATTGCTGCAGCATTGCGGTAATCTGGCAGACGCGATCAAGCGAGTTACCATCTACAACCAGCCTTATCTTCCCGACGGTCGCTGGAAGATTCGAGAGCATATATTGCTCTGCGTCCGCTGGCTCCAGGCGGCCGCCCGCGTCGAGGGCTTCGACAACGGACTAATCCTCTTCGAGAACATCGCCAAGCTCCGCAAGCGTTACCCGGAGGCGTACAGCGACGCGGCGGCCCTGCAGCGCGCAGACAAGGCAGAAGACTGGAGCGCTTTTGGAGCGATTTCCGAGGCTGTTGCTGGTCCGACTGTTACCGTTCAGACAGTGCCCTTTTTCTTGTTCACCGTTTCTTATGAACGCGCTTCACCTCACTACTTCATGGGCCCTTCTCGCGTGCAGCGTATCGACGAGATTATAAAGAAGCTTGAACGCCATGTGGAAGATTTTGTACTGTCCGCAGACAAGGCAGCCAGCTGATGCCCAGTCACGGAGTCGGCCCAATTCCCACCCGCATTATGCTGGTCGGGGAAGCCTGGGGGGAGGAAGAGGAACGCCTTGGTCAGCCTTTCATGGGAGCATCCGGTGCTGAATTAAACCGGATGCTCCATGAAGCCGGCATCATGCGGACGGAGTGCTTTGTGACTAACCTAGTCAACGCCCGTCCTCCGCAGAACGATATGGGGAAGTGGGTTGCGCAGAAGAAGAAGGACATAACTCCGCAGCATCAGCCCCTCCTCGACCGCATGGTGCTGCCGATAGTGCAGCAGGGCTACCAGCAGCTCATGGCGGAGATTGAGGCGTGTCAGCCAAACATCATCATCGCCTTGGGTAATTACCCCATGTGGGCTCTCACCGGCAACTGGGGCATTCTGAAGTGGCGGGGGAGTCAGCTTCGCATGGGAGAGTCCGGCCCAAAGGTAGTCCCCACTATCCACCCGGCGGCGGTCCTGCGTGAGTGGCCCCTCCGCGCCGCTACCCTGAACGATCTCCGCCGAGCGAAGAGGGAGATGGGCAGCCGCGCCTACTTCCCGCCGGCCTGGAACTTCCGGCTTCGCCCGAGCTTCGAGCAGGTCTGCTCCATTATTGGCGGCTTGCTAAGCGACCTCGACCAGTCCCCGCTCTGGCTGGATCTAGACATAGAAACCGCCGCCGGCCACATCGCTTGCCTGGGATTCAGCTGGTCGCGCCTCGACGCTCTCTGCATCCCCTTCATCACCAAGGCTAACCGCGAGGGATACTGGTCCCTGGAGGAAGAGGCCTACATCGTCCACCTCCTCTACCGTCTATTCACCCATCCTAACTGCCAGGTCCGCTGGCAGAACGGCCTCTACGACGCTCAGTATATCTTCCGCCACTGGCACTTCCTCCCGCGCGGGAAGCAAGACACGATGATCAGCCAGCACGCCCTCTTCTCTGACGCGCCGAAGAGCCTTGCCTACCAAGCCAGCCTCTACGCCAACTGGTATGTTTACTGGAAGGACGAGGGGAAGCAGATTCAGAAGGGCGGCTCGGAGGAGCAGCACTGGGCGTATAACTGCATGGACTGCGTTTACACCAGAGAGGTCGGCGAGGTCGAGCTGGAGACCGCCAAGACCCTCGGGCTAGAAGAGGTCAACGCGACTCAGCAGAAAATGTTCTGGCCGGTTTTGAAGGCCATGACGCGAGGCGTCCGAGTCCTCAAGCCGCAGCGCGATCGGCTGGCCGGCGAGATCCAGGAGCAGATCGCCCACCGCGAGCAGCTTCTTTACGACATGATCGGCCACCCTATCAACCCTCGCTCTTCCCAGCAGCTCCAGCGCCTCTTCTACGAAGACCTGAAGCAGCCGGTCATAATGAGCCGGGCGAAAAAGGGAGTGCCCGCTCATCCTACCTGCGACGACGAAGCGCTGCAGAAGATTTCCCACCGCGAGCCGCTGATGCGCCCGATCGTCAACTGCATCGCCGACATTCGCACGATGGAGATTTTCCTGAGCAACTTCGTCCTTGCTCCCTTAGACACTGACGGGCGGATGCGCTGCTCTTACAACATCGGAGGATCTGAAAGTGGCAAATCGGCTCCCAAGACTTATCGGTTATCTTCATCTAAGAATGCGTTTGGGACTGGCACAAACCTTCAGAACATCCCTTCGGAAAAGTCAAAGAGTGTGGGCAAAGCACTCGCCCGCGGTCATATGTCTATCCTCGGCGATCCTTATAATCTCCCTAACGTTCGCAGCCTTTTTGGCCCAGATCACGGCTGTAGCTTTTTTGACATGGACCTGGATCGCGCCGATCTTCAGGTGGTAGTCTGGGAGGCCGACGACGCGATGCTCAAGGCGGCGCTGAGGATGGGCGCGGACCTTCACCTGCTCAACGCCTTCGTAATCGACGGGCGGGAGCCGCCGCCGTTGGAGGAACTAGTCGAAACTCACCCGCGATACAGCGACCATCGCGGCCCTATGAAGCACAAGCGGGAATTCGCAAAGGTATTCTGCCATGCGACTAACTATGTCGGCTCGGCGCGCACCATTGCTGGACACCTCGGACGCACAGTCGCCGAAGTTGATCGTGCCCAGAAAATCTGGTTCGGCGCACATCCTGGGATTAAGAAGTGGCACGATCGTATCTCTGACCAGATCCGCCGCCATCGTTTCGTGGAGAATAAGTTTGGCTACCGCTGGTATATCTTCGATCGAATTGATACCATTCTCCCGGAAGCAGTGGCTTGGATCCCTCAGTCCACTGTGTCCATCGTCATTAACAAGATCTGGCAAAACATTTACGATAACTGTCCAGATGTAGAAGTTCTCTTGCAGGTCCACGATTCCCTCGCTGGCCAATTCCCGACGAATAAGAAGGAAGCCTGTCTCATGCAGATGAAAGAGCAGTCCCGCATTGTCGTCCCGTATGAAGATCCGCTGGTGATCCCTACCGGCATTGGTGTGTCGGAGGTCTCTTGGGGCGAATGCTAACATGGCGCGGAAGCTGGACGACTGGCTGAAGAACTACCTGGTTTACGCAGGAGTTACCGAGGCCCCACAGAGAATGCACTTCTGGGCGGGAGTGGGCGCGATCGCCGGCGCCCTTCGCAGGAAAGTCTGGATTGATATGAAGCGGTTTAGCTGGTACCCGAGCTTCTACGTTATCTACGTAGCGCCGCCGGGCATTGTAGCTAAGTCTACCACCGCCGATATCGCGATGGATCTGCTGAAGCAAATCCCCGGCATTAAGTTCGGGCCGAATAATATCACTTGGCAGGCACTGGTACAGGCATTCGCGGCCGCCAGCGAGTCCTTTCAGTGGCCGCCCGAGTCCGGCGACTGGCATCCGATGAGCCCCTTAACCCTCGTCGCGAGTGAGCTAGGCAGCTTGGTCAACCTGCAAGACCGCGACATGGTTAACTTGCTGATCGAACTCTGGGACGGGAAGAAGCGGTACGATAAGATCACTAAGATGAGCGGGAATGACTCGATCGAAGCGCCCTGGATTAACCTGCAGGGCTGCACTACTCCTCACTGGATCGCCGATAATATGCCTCCCGCGACCATCGGCGGCGGCCTCTCTTCCCGCTGCGTATTCGTCTACGCGGATGAGAAGGAGCGGTATGTTGCCTACGTAGACGAGGCGGTTAACGACACGGATGAGGAACTCCGGGCCGCCTTGATCCACGACTTAGAGTATATCAGCATGAATCTCTGCGGCTCCTTCACCATCACCGAAGAGGCGCGAGAGTGGGGCCGCGGCTGGTACGAGGCCTTCTGGAAGTCAGCCGCCGAGCGGATGGATGATAAGATGCTGGAAGGCTACGCCGCCCGCAAGCAAACTCATATGCACAAGCTCGCGATGATTCTCTCAGTCAGCGCCGGCGACACCCTCCGCATCACCTCCGAGCAACTCCAACTCGCCAACGCGATGCTGCTCGACTTAGAGGCCGACATGCCCAAAGTCTTCTCCCGCATTGGGCGGAGCGAGGCGAGCCTGCAAGTCGAGCGCTTTATCGAAGCCGTCCGCCGGAAGGGGAAGGTGCCGTATGAGGAAGCCTACCGCTTCATCCACGCGCACTTCCCGGACTTCCGCGACTACGAGGGGATTCTCAACGGGGCGATTCGCAGTGGGCAGCTCGCCCTGCAGATGCAGACGGATGGGAAAATTTACCTAGTGGCGGCGAATCAGCCGCCCGTTATGGGGGCGTAATGGCCGGCCGAATCCTTGTCTCTGACATGATAACCAAGGACCTGGGCTACTGCTGCGTCTGGTTCTTCTTCAAGCGCTACCGGCGGACTTCCCTGATCGCCGCCCGCCTCGGCGTCAGTCCTCGCGCGATCCGCTACCACAAGTCTGCCGTCAACGACGGGCTGATCGGCTGCCCTAAGGCCCCCAACTGTATGTGCAAGCTCCTCCCGCCTAAGGACCAGTGGGTGCCGTGACAGCCTCTTTCAGCCGCCGGTGCTTATCCCGGCAGTCGTAGTAAAGCTCACTCACCTCCAGCAGCTTCCTCACCAGCGCCGCGCCGGTCTTCCCCTCCAGCGGGCTGAGCGGCGGGCACTCGGCTGTTAGATTCCCCGGCAGCGGGTCGCTCCCCGGCGAGCCCTGCGTTAATGAGCTGCAGCCCAGCATCATCCACACAATCACTCCGATAGACAGGACGATCCACAACCTTGTCAACCAGCTGGGTGATGGTTCGGTAAACGATTCTGCGCTTTCCTCGATCCGCTTCCAAGCCGACAGAGGCTCCGGCAGCTCGTTTCGCATCCGCTTCTCTTCGCTTTGCATTCGCTTGCTCCCATTCTAAGTAGACTTCATCCCGGCCAGCATCATAGATCCGCCAGCTAATCCCGCTCAGCGTGCCGAGGATTCCGAGCACGACGAAGCTCCAGGCTAATAGAGAGAGGTTAGGCACGGAGGAAAAGCTCCCGTTCCATCTCTCGGCGGCGAATCAGGCCAGGCATTACCCGCCCGCCAGAGCGCGTCCACTTCCGAAACTCATCAGCCGCCCCAGCGTAGTCGCCGGCGTTCAGCTTTTTTAGCAGAGTGGAATCCCCCAGTCCTTCCGCGATTGTATCCGCGTCGATATCTGGTCCGACGTTGTAGCAGAAGCTTACCAGCGCGTCGAACTGATTCTGGGTAATCGGTACCTGCACCAGCTGATTGACGTAGCCTTCATGCTCTTCCAGATCTTCGTCGAACCAAGCGTCCGCCTGTGCGAGGGTACAGGTATCCCCTTGCTTCACCCCCTTCGTATGCCCCCAGCCAACCGTCCAAGGCGCCCCTCCAGTTCCCGGATCAGGATACGCCTTCAACCGGCAGCTCTCAAAGTGCTTGATCAGCTCCTTACCCGCGCTTGCTGTTTTCATCTTCCATTCCTTTCCGCCCGAGCAGGGCATTGAAGACCGCCATAATCCTCTCTTTGAAAATCGCCCAGAGGAAATCCAGGAACTCCGGCGCGAACAGCCCGATCAACGCCGCCCCGACATAGGCGAATGGTTTCCCCTGCCACTGCGACCCCAGCATCAGAAAGTACCAGATCAGCCCCGCGAAGGTAGCAATCAGCGCCCGCCGCACGATAGCCCAGAAATGCTGCCAGGCGGTGTACTGCGGCGCGAGGGTCTCCCATTCCTTCACATGGGCGATGATGCCGCCGAAGACTGCGAGCACGAGGTAGCCGGCGGCCGTCCAGACGTCAGTCAAGGCCTCTAAGAGTCTTTCCATTATCGCAGCCCTTTCTTTTTATTAGCCGCGTCGAGGATCAGCAGGAACCCGCAATAGCCGCCGAGAAGCGGTAAGGCGAGAGTGACTGGGGTGACTGTTTGCGCGTTCAGGAAAATCCCGAAAGAAGTCAGCAGCACGATACCGGAGAGGAACAGCGCAATGTGCCTAAGGCTTCTCCTCGGAAACAGGCTAGAGAAGCAAAGCAGCGCGCCGGTGAGGAGCATGGTGACCAGCCACTCCTCTCCAGTGTTGGATTCCCTGAGCGCCTTTACAAAGAGGCTTTGACGCTCAGCCGCTCCATTCACTAACGGCAGGGCCGCCCAGAGAATCTGCAGCAAGCCGATAAGGAAGCTTGCCGCGCCGGTGTAGGGGAAAAGGCGAGGGAGGCCGAACACTAGGTGCCTCTCGCTTTCTCTGCGCGCAACGCAGCTTTCTCTATTTCCTTTTGCTGCAGCCAGGCTTTGTCCCCGGTGAGGATAGCTTCGACTAGTCGCCGTACTGTAATGGTGCTGTCGATTGCAGCTAACTGTGCATCAAGCTGTTCTTGCTTAGCCGCCTCGGTGAAGTCGAATCCGTCTATGATGGCCTTCGCCTGCGCGTACTGCTCCGGCGTGCCGTTGTCGAGGTCAGCGGTGAAGCTGCCATCGGCGTGCTTGCGAACGGAGACGACAGGGAGGCCAGCGGCGGAGATGGCTTGGTGAAGAGTGGTGATAGTCATGTTTACGCTCTCGCTTTCGCGGAGAACTGTTGCCTCGTGTACGAGGCACCGCTGTCTCCAAAAAACGACACCGCGTTAGCGGACCCCGTACAGAATTCGACGCATTGCAGGTAGTGGAACCCAAGCCCGGGCAGTCCGCTGTACGATGGCATCGAGGTGTTGATCTGTGCAGAGGAGCTAACAACCATGCAGTCCACAACGCTCGACTTGGATGCAATGGCGTTCGTTGCGTCGAGTCCAAATGCCGTTATTCCCACGTCGCTGATCGAGTTTCCGGTCATCACCGAGTTCTGAGCGAACACTCCGTCTTCATCCAGCCCGCGGATGAAGCTGACCCGGTTCGTGTTCGAGTTGTTCATCGCCCGAACCGTCGTGGACTGATACGTCCACGAATCGGTGGTGTCCTGCACCGCCGCGGCCACATCAACGCGGTTGTACATGTTCCAGACGCCGAGGAACGCCTCGCCGCCGCCAGCCGCCGCGCTGCCGAGCTTCCAGTCGATCTGGCTCGACCCGTTTGAGCGGACGCTGCCGACGTAGGTTCCGCGCTGCGCGGCGGGGCCGTTCGTGATCGCCACCTTGTTGACGAGAACACCTTTGACCCATTCAAGCTCCGTGGTGCCAGCCCCCGTTCCGCGAGACGTATCGCTAGACCACGCAGGGCCGCGAGTGCATCGAATCGTGCCTGAGTCGTTCCAAACGAAAAGGTCGTAATTGGAGTTAGTCGTGACCGCCGCAGGCGACTTCGTGGTGTCGGTCGTCGCCTGCGACAGCTCCGCGAACGTGGTCTGCACCATGTCTGTGCCGTCGTAAATCGGGATAGAGTCACCGTTGTACGGGGTGAAATAGACCGTCGTCTTGGCCGTCTGGTCGGTGGTCATAACCGGCGTATCGCTAGCGAGCGTGAGGCGACCGGCGAACTGCAGCGGGAGCGCGAGGCTTGTAATGTCTGAGTTAGCCCCGCTTGCAGCCGCAACCAAAAGCGCTCTTCCCGCCGCAGCATCCGCCGCTTGCAGCAGACTCGTCCCGAACGCCGTCCCTGCCAGGCTGATCAGCTGCCAGGCAGCCCCATCCCAGGCGACCACGTAGGGCTGGCCGGCAATTACTTCCCCGCCAGTCAGCGCCGCGCCGTTCAGCTCTAAAGCTGCCGCCGCAAGCGAGCCGCCGGGCGCGACAACTTGCAACGTGGCCGCCGCGGCATTCGTATAGCCGGCGATAAACCCAAAGGTGTCCCCGGCTGTCCTGCTCGTATAGAGACTCCCCGTCGCCAGCGTCAGCACCTGCGCGTTTGCCGAGCCAGTCGTCGTCCCTACGTTCGGCGACCTCCCCTGGAAAATCGCCAGGTTAACTTGGTTCAGCCACGTAGCCAGAATGGTGGTCTGCTGCGCGGTAAAGCTGGTATCAGGCATTAGATTACTCCCGGTGGAGGAACAGTTGTATTGTCTGCGATAGCACAGCCGGCGATTGCGTAGTCGGCGATTGCAGAAACAGTAGTGCAGTAGTCAACGAACTCATCTGTCTGCGGCTGGATGAAAGGCGGCGTCTGCACATCCTTAACCCCGCGGACGAAGTCTTGCGGCTGTCGCGGCTCCCAGTGTCGGCGGCATACCCAGTATCCCTGCCAGTTCCTTAGCAGCTCACTCCCTTTAAACTTCCTCCCGCACTCGAAGCACGCGGCGTTCCAGCCGCCGAGATCGAGGAAGTCCGCCTTGCCCTTAACCGGCCCGCTCATTCCCGCTCCCTTCTCGCCTCGCGGCGTTCCTTAAGTCGATCCCGCTTGCGCTCTTTATACTCTTCCGCGCGGGAGGAGAGATCGTACTCCTTACCCTCCTTCTTCGCCTTCTTGGCCTCCCGCAGCTCCGCCTCTTCCCGGCCGCCGAGTTCCCATTTGTAGTATAGCTTACCCAGGACAGGAATTTGTTGAATGGCCTTCGGGTCTTTGTTAATAATATTATCCATCAGACGATAAGGCGGAATTGCTTGTCCGAGCACGGCCTTAGTGCGCTCTCCTTTTGCCCACATATCTCTTGTCCACTGAGCCCAGCCAAAGGTCTTTAGCACGTTCTCCATAATGTCGGTCTTATCGAAGTGCACAGGTTCGCCAAGAATCCACTGACGAACGACTTCTGCGCCTGCACCAGAGATGCCTAAGACAGTCGCGTAAGCGGTAAGATTCTTCAATCCCGTTGCAACGCGGTGGCGCTGACCTTCTTGCGTGAAACCTTTGTGAATTTCCTGAAGTGCGTCCCGTCGCACGATATCAAACTGTTTAAGCATGAAGCTCTTGAGCGTATAGTACAGTCGCCCGTTCGGATGGCGAAGATACGCTTGCGGCATTTCCAGTTTAGAAATCGGCTGGAAATCACTCAGCTCAGAGAACAGCAGCAGTCTGACGTCTTCGCTAAGCTTTCCGGTTTTCAGATCCTGCACGAGCTGCGGGAAGCTGTCTCGGAAGGCTTCTCCATATTTCTCGCGAAGTTGCGTCATGCCCTTCTCCGACCGAGTCGCGCGCGACCAGCGATCCAAGGCGGCTTCCAAATGGACCGTTTTGCCAAAGCGATCTACCGCAGAGAAGCCGGAATACTTAAACACTTTGTTAAGGGTGTTGGCCATGCCGACAGTGGCGATGGAGCCGAGGGTAGCTCCCGCAGCGGCGCCTACGGCGGCCCCTCCAATATCCTCTCCGAGAACGGCGCCGGCGACCGCGCCAGCGGCGGGTAACGCCCCGCGCACTAAAATCTTCTTCGCCAAGCTCGGTGCTTGATAGCCACCGCCGACGAACTCCTCTGCAATGTGATCGGCTAGGCCAAAGTCTTTCGCGCTAACCCTGTTTCTGCCCGCTACAGTCCGCGCGGCGGCTGTCATTGCGCTGCGAATAGACTGTGCGTATGCAGGCATTGCGGTATCAGCGATCTGTATACTAGCCGAGGCAAGGTTGCCTAACAGCCCCATGTTCATGTAGGCGCGCAGCTCAGAGATATAACGACTCGGTGCGCGCTGCCCACCTTCAAAGCGGTCGCGGAGAAGCTCTTCCAGCTTGGCGGCATCTTTCGGAGTAATCTTGCCTCGCGCCAGCTCTTCTCCTACCACATTGCCGCTGGAAGTATTTACGTCAATTAGCTGGCGGCCGCCGACAGTCTTCTCCACCTTGTTCTTCCCAAAGAATCGCGCCATCTCAATATCTTCAACGGCTCCGCGGACATAGGCAAAGAGCGCTTCTTCTGGCGTGTAGTAAAACTTCTCTAGCTCTTTCGTCAGATCCTTTACCGTACGCCTTTGGGTAAAGCCAGGTTCGTTAACGTTTGATGGGCGGGAGTAACCTGCCAGCTCGCGGTTGATGATCGAGCTACGCTCAATGGCCGTTAGCGGGAAGCCCCGCATACCCATCGCTTTCTTCTCGGCGGCCTCCAGCTTTTTCTCCAGCGCCGTTCTGATTGGCTGATCGAGTGCTTCCTTCAGCCCTTCAAAGTCCTTCACCAGACGGGGGAAGTAGTCGTCGAGCATGGACTTAAAGCGGCCCTCACCGTAGAGCTTAGTCCCTAGCTCGTTCAGCACGTTTCGAACTTCCCGCCAGCCGGAGATTAGCGGCGCGTTGCCTTTCATCTGTGCAGCGATTCCGTTCGGATCATTTCGCTGAATAGCGGAACGAAGTTCCGTTGGCGCGCTCTGCATCTCTTTCAGCCAAGGAGTAACACGGGACAGATACGCGTGAGCTTGTTCTAGATTGCGCATCTCGAAGCGGCGGGCTTCAAGACGTATCGCAGGCGAAAGGTTACGGATAGACGTGCTGAGCAGCCCCAAACCAAACTCAGCTAGTTCACCGGCCTGCTTAATCCTTTGCTTCGCGCCGGGAAGTGCAAGGGCTCCGCCGGCGAGCGCGCCGAGGAGGGCGCCGGTGCCGGGGGAATCTTCCGAAAGGGCATACCCCGCCAGCGCACCCAGACCAATCGAGCCAAGGCCGATCGCGAGCTGAGGGTCGATGGAGCCGCGCTGAAAGCGAGCAGGCCCTACTACACGCCCTACCTCCAAGTCAAGCGCACCTACTTCTTCCGAAGTAAGATAGCGCTGTCCGGGGTATTTCTCTTCCCTAACACGACCGTATATCTCGTTCAGCTCTTTACTACGCGGGCGCGCGGCATTAAGATCGACCAATCCGGTGTTGTTTAGATCAGCTACCTCCCCCCACTTCCCTCCCTTCACAAAGTCCTGCACGTAGGGGAGGTACTGAGGGTTGGGCGCGCGGTTCTGCTTGCCTTTGATCTGGGAGATATCTAATGTTCCGGTTGAAAGAGGCTCCACCTCAACCGTCACATGGCTCTGCCCTTTCGGGTCCCGCAGCGAGTAGATCCGGCTCTCCCCGGCGGCTACCCCCTCGCAGTACCCCCCAACGCAGTGCCCCATCTGGTTGCCCTCTTTCGCCAGTTCGCCGGCGAGGTAAGCACGTTCGAGGGTGGGGCCGCCGGCAATCTCGCCGGTGTAGCTATTCCGCAGCGGCTTGCCGTTAGCATCGAGCGCGACGTAGGGCTGGTCGCCAGGTACATAATCCTCGCCCAGATCCCTTGCAGTTTGCTTCACCTCGTCTACCGTCATACGGCGGACGCTCTTTGCCTGCTCCGGCGTCAGCTCTTTCGGCTCTTTAATCTCCACCCAGCGGTAGCCATCCGGGTATTCCTTATAAACCGGAAGCTGCTTGCTGCTGTCGGCGGCCGCCTTTTCCATCTGCTTGGCCACCCGGAGGTCATTCTTATACGTCTCCTGCACGGCCCGAGTCAGATCGTACTTAGCGAGGTCCTCCGGCTTGACGTTCTGGCGGAGGTAGTCGCCGACGTGGGAGAGGTAGGATTGAAGCATTCTTTGCGCAGGCCCCGAAGCGGATGCGTTAAGGTCGTATACCGTTTCTCCAGGCTTAGCGTTTTCGTACCCTTTCCAGGATTGCGGAACGTCCCGTCCAACAACTTCTTTTTTAGTTACAGCATCGACGATTTCCTCCCACCGCTTCGTCCCCTCCCCATATGGCACTTCCACATCCTTCAGCGGATCGCGAGCAGTGCCGGCGTACTTGTTGAGGTAGTTGCGGATGGCTTTGTCGGCCCAGGCCAGCACGGGTCCGTGCAAGGCATCTAACTCCGCGGTAGACAATCTGTCAACCGCTTGCATATCAATAAGCCGATTTTTTAACGGCTCTGCCAGCCTCTCCACCGCCTCCGGGTGCCACATTCCTCCTGGTTCTTTCACCGCCCCGGCTTGCCGGAAGCTCCGCGGCACGCTCTCCCCTCTCCACATAAACGGCAGAGCCATCGCCGTGCCGGTAGCGCCGCCCAGCAGCGCCCCCCGGAGATCATCATCACTCAGCTCCGCCCCGGCGATCGCCCCCAGGCCAGCCGCCGAGAGCAGCAGCGGCACTTCCGGCCGGACATTCCCGCCTTGCCGCCGAGCTTCCCGCAGGGTAATCAGATCCTCCGCCGTGCGCTCATGACCAGGCTTCTGCATGATGCGCAGAATCTCCGCCTGGCCAATCCGCTCCGGCTGCTTCGCCTGCTCTGCCGCCCGCGCTTCCACATCCAGCGCGCCGCGAGCATCTTCTTGTAACAGTCGCCAGTTTTGCTCCCAGACCCAAGCGGCCTCCGCTCCCATCCGTTCATCAGCCTTAGCGATGCTCTCCAGAATACTATCGTACTCCCGACCCGGATACTGCCAGCTCTGATCCGGCGAACGGAAGGCTTGCTGAACCTGCTTCCTCCGCTCTTTCGCCTGCTGTGCGCGGACTTCGTCCGGCACGATCCCGAGCAGCTCATTGATCTGCTGTTGGACCTGCCGCTGGCCTGCCCGCGCAACAGGGCTCTGAGCCGCCGGCTCCGCCATGTCCCGTTCCAGCGCCTTGCTCTGCGCATCCGCTGCGAGGTCCTTCAGCTGCGCGCGCATCCGGGCGACCGCCTGGGGGTCAATGCCAGGCTTCTTCGCTCCCAGTCCAACCGCCGAGGCCATAACCGTATCGACCAGCATCGGCACGGCATCGCGGCTCACCCCTCCATTCGTCCGTTCTTCCACCCACTTCCCTGCATCCTCCACCAGCGAGCCGAACTTCTCCATCGCCTTGCCGCCGGAGGAGCCGCTATAGGCATCCCCGCTTTTCAGCATGGTGAAGAGTTTCTGCAGCGGATTCATGAAGGGCTCGCTGACCATGTGGCCGGCTTCTCTACCCACCCCGTATGCGGTCACTGGATTGAGCACTTGCGGCCGCTTGTCGAACGGGTCGCGCTGAGGCTCTGGCGCAGAAAGGGGCACGCCCCTGGCGGCCGCCGCGATTGTCCCGCCGGCTTGTGCGCCAACACCCATTACGAAGCCAGGCAGGCTTAACACCATATCCGCTAGTACCGCCGCCGATCCGCCGAGGTTCTTCGCGGCCTCCATCCCGCTCTGCAACGCGAGGTCGAAGGTGGTTGGCTGCTTGAAGGTGTCTTTCTTGCCGGAGAGGAACTCCTCGTCGGAGACGACGCGAGCGGCTGGCTTTGCCGGAGCAGGCTCAGTAGGTTTCGTCGGCGCGGGAGTGATACGTCCAGTCGATACTCGGCTCGGGGCGGCCGCCGGTGCAGGAGTGCCCAGGAATTCGGCGTCAGAGAGCAGCTCACTCATCTTCTTCCTCCTCTTCTTCGACGTCGGCAGCTGCCGGTGCGGGACGGCCATTACCCGCCGTTAACGCCCGTCCGGTAACTTCCCAGCCTTTCCCAGTCCATTTTGCCACTTGGCCAGTCGGGCTGGTGTAATACATTCCGACTGTTCGGTCGGAGGCGCTGCTTGGAACAGGCACCGCCGTCTCCGGCGTTCTTCCCCGACCGGTATACTTTGTCTTCTTGCCCCACTCCAGCCCGAGCATGTCGATCTTCGTGCTGCTCGTGCTGAACATTCCCGCTTGCTGCGCGTTGGTAATTGCCTGCTGAATCGCCGACGCTCGGGTAAGGGCAGGATTGCGCTTGATCAGCTCCCTCGCTGCAGAGGCAATATCATACGCCGCCTCTTTCCGATCGGTGATATCCAGCTCGGGAAAGTCCTTCTTTAACAGATTGGTCGTGTAGTCCACATCAGCACGGCCCGGCGGCGCAATCTCCTTCCCCCCGCCAGTCTTCGCCAGCCGCTCTTCCCTCGCGCGGATGATGGCCAGACGGGCTCCTTGAAGTGCAAGCCCCCGTTCGTGCTGAGCCAGCCGCCCACTCCGATAGCGATTCCTCGCTTCATCCTCCTCCGTCTTCCGTTGCAGCTCCGCCTGATCTTTCACACTAATCGCAGCGTTGCGGAATTGATCCCGCAGTTGCGGATCGAATTGCACTCCAGCCCAGGGAGCTGGGCGTCCGTACTGCACCTGGTAGATCGCGGCGGCCTGCTCCCAGTCGTCCTGACTCTGCACATCACCGAGCAGTCGGGCCTGCGCGTCCGCCTGAGTTACCTGCGCATCAAGAATGCTCTTAGCCGCCGACGCCCGGCGAGCATCTGCCGAAGCATCGCGACTTCGCAGCAGTGCTGCGGTTTCGCTAAGCTTCCTCGCCTGCTCGATCGACCCTGCACCGGCGGCCTGCGCGGCCAGCCGATCCCAAGCGTCTGCCATAGAGGGCGGCCGGCCGGAAGGGGAGGGGCCTGAGCCAGGGGTAGCTCCTGCCGTCCCTTGAGGGCCAGCCGCCGGGTTAAAGATATTCGAGGCGAGGGCGGCGAGTTTCTTATTCGTCTCCATCTCCGTCCGCAGCTTCTCATTCGCCAGCAGACGGCTCTCCAGCTGCGCCGGTTGCTGCGCAATCTCGCCGAGAGTCTGCAGGTTAGCCAGTCCGCGACCGACCGTCTGCACTCCGATTACGTCGCCAACAGGTGCTCCGAACATTTCGGCCATGTTAGCTCCTTACCACATCCGAGCCAGATAGCCCAGAGAGGCCAGTGCCTTGCTCGTCGCGTCGTTCGCAGCAACCGCTCCGGCGTAGGGGTTGGGCGCGCTGCCGGCCACCATCGGACCGATCTTCGCCCCGGCCAGCCCGGCCAGTCGATCGAACTCTTCGCCGTAGGCTTTGGTACCGTAGTCACGCAGGGCGACCGCCATGTTACCAGAGCCGAGATAGCCGCCGGCCGCCAACTGTCGCATAAGGGCCTGCTCGCCCGCTTTATACCCCGGCAGCTCGAACACCTTACTCGGATCGCTCGCTAGACCCTGCAGCTGCTGCTGGTAGCCCGCACGCTGGCTGGCAAAGGGATCGTAGATCGGCGCCATCTGCGGAGTGTCGCTGGCGGCCGCCCGAATATCCTTCGCGCCTTTCAGCCCCATTCCAGCAGAGAGCAGGCTCAACAGCGCACTCGCTCCGCCCATGCCTAGCCCCAGCTTCCCGCAGGGTAATCAGATCCTCCGCCGTGCGCTCATGACCAGGCTTCTGCATGATGCGCAGAATCTCCGCCTGGCCAATCCGCTCCGGCTGCTTCGCCTGCTCTGCCGCCCGCGCT